TTAATGTAGCTGATGAAGCTATGCGTCGTGGTTATTATTACAGCCCAAGATTACATGTTGATCTTTGGGGTAACAGTTGGGGCAAATAAAAGGAAAATATGAGCTATCTATTTACAAGTGAAAGTGTCAGTGAAGGACATCCAGATAAAGTAGCAGACGCTATCAGTGATGCAGTATTAGATTTAATGATGCGTGAAGGCAATAAGGCCTATCGTTGTGCTTGTGAAACATTAGTAACTACCAATCAGGTCATCCTAGCTGGCGAATACAAAGGTATTTACAATCATCTAGAAGTTGAGAATGCTGTGCGTCGTGTTATCCGTGACATTGGATATGAGCAAGATGGGTTCCATTGGGAAACTGTAGATATTAAAAATTATATGCATGGCCAATCAGCTGATATCGCCCTAGGCACCGACACGTTTGGTGCTGGTGACCAAGGACTTATGTTTGGATATGCTATCAATGAAACTCCAGACCTGATGCCAAGTGCTATCTACTACAGTCACAAAATTGTTGAACGTTTAACAGCAGTTCGCAAGAGTGGAGTAGTATGGTTAGGTCCTGATGCCAAGTCACAGGTTACTATGGAATATAATGATGATGGCACTGTTAGTCGTATCGCCAAGGTAGTATGCTCAACACAACACTCGGCTAGTATAGACATCAATGATTTGCGTGAGCAGATTAAAACTATTATCGATACAGTATTGCCACCGAATCTGATAGATGCCAATACAGAATATCTTATCAATCCAACTGGCAGATTTGTCATTGGTGGACCAGATGGCGACACTGGCCTAACAGGACGTAAGATCATCGTTGATACCTACGGTGGATACAGTCCACATGGTGGTGGTGCATTCTCAGGCAAGGATCCTACTAAGGTAGATCGTAGTGCGGCATATATGGCTCGTTACTTGGCTAAGAATATCGTAGCTAGTCGAGGCGCACACAAAGCAACAGTGCAGGTCAGTTATGCCATCGGGGTTAAAGAACCTACCAGTTTGTTTGTTAAGACTGACCGAGGCATTGAGTTTGATAATACTATTACTAGTTGGATACGTAAAAATATTGATCTTACACCAGCAGGCATTATAAATAGATTTGAGTTGTTCCGTCCTATCTATAGTGAAACAACTAACTATGGACACTTTGGTAAAGCAAACTTACCTTGGGAAGCCGTAGATTTATTTAAGGATTAATATGATAAAGAAATTGATCAATAACTTGTTTGGTATTAAACCCCAAGAGCCAGTTATTAAGAGTCAAAAATCCAAAAAGACTCCAAAAGAACTAGCTACAGAAGCTGGCGAACCCTGGGTAGAAGTTATCAGCATGGAGATTGACAAAGATAATCCTGGTGCAGGCAGTTTTGAATTAGATTGGAATGATAAATTCGTAGCCAATTTGATCCGTGCTGGATATCAAGGTAAAACAGATCAAGACCTAGTAGACAATTGGTTCCGTAGTGTTTGCCAAAATGTCGTCTTGGAAAATTATGAACAAGAGCAAGCCGATCCAGACAATCGCCCAAGTAATCGCCGTGATCTAGGCAACGGTAGAACGGAAGTAAGTTGATTCTGTATGTCAATGGCGACAGCCATAGTGCAGGTGCACAGGCTTTTAATAATTATTGTTTTGCTAAAGATGATATTAACACCAAACATTTGGGACTCAGCCCCCATCCAGATAATCTAAAAGTCAGTTATGGTAATTTAATCGCACAGCATCTAAATGCTGATTTTTACTGTGGAGCAGAAAGTGCTAGTAGTAATGATAGGATTTTACGCACTACACATGAATATCTCTGCAAATATACTCCAGACTTAGTAATCATCGGATGGGCTACATGGGAACGAGAAGAGTTTCTGATAAATGGAACCTATTATCAATTCAGTGCAGGACGTGTAAATCTCGATTGGCCCAAAGAAATCGAACAGCAATACAAATTATGGGTGATGAACGCCGATTCAGCTACCCAAGCTCAGCGGTGGCATGCTATCATATGGAATTTTCATCAAGAACTATTATCTAAAAAGATTAATCATTTATTTTTCAACACTTTACACGCATTTAATCACTCTTTTATCACTAAATTAGATTGGGGAGTGAATTATTTTAATCCTTATTCACACGACGATACTTATTATTATTGGCTCGTAAATAATGGGTATGAATCAATAAGTCCAAATAATTACCATTTTAGAGCAGATGCTCATCAGGCTTGGGCAAACCACTTGACAAAAATCATAAAAGAAAGTATAATGGTTAAATGAGATATCTACTAGTAGACACCGCAAACACATTTTTTAGGGCAAGACATTCAGCACATCGCCAAAGTGACACTTGGGACAAGTTGGGTTTTGCTATCCACGTAACCCTAGCCAGTGTTAATAAAGCATTCCGTGATCAAAAAGCTGATCATGTTATATTTTGTTTAGAAGGCAGGTCGTGGCGTAAAGACTTCTATGAACCCTACAAGAAAAACCGTAGTGTAGCACGTGCGGCACTTACTGAAAGTGAAGCTGAAGAAGATAAGTTATTTTGGGAAGCCTTTGATAACTTAAAAACATTTGTCGCAGAAAAAACTAACTGCACTGTATTACAACATCCAGAACTAGAAGCAGATGATCTTATAGCAGGTTGGATACAAAGTCATCCCAACGATCATCATACCATTGTCAGTAGTGACACTGATTTCTATCAGCTACTTGCTGATAATGTTAATCAATACAATGGTATCAGCGATGAGCTCCATACCTTACAAGGAATCTTTGACAAAAAAGGTAAGCCAGTCTTAGACAAGAAGACTAAAGAGCCCAAGAAGATACCAGACCCAAAATTCATCCTATTTGAAAAATGTATGCGTGGTGATCCTACAGACAATGTATTTTCCGCATTTCCAGGCGTGCGCACCAAAGGTAGTAAAAATAAAGTTGGCTTAGAAGAAGCCTACAGTGACAAAGACAAGAAAGGTTATAATTGGAACAACATGATGCTACAGCGTTGGGTTGATCATAACGGTGTAGAGCATCGTGTATTAGATGACTATGAACGCAATCGTGTCCTAGTTGATCTAACAGCTCAACCAGATGAGATAAAAGTTAAGATAGCGGTAACCATAGCCAACGAACAATTTCCTAAAAATGTTCCAATGGTAGGTGCCCAGTTCTTAAAGTTCTGTGGCAAATATGACCTAGTTAAACTCAGCGAAAATGCCAGTAGCATGGCTGAATGGCTGACTGCTAGTTATCCAGAAAGTTTTGAATGATAGCAGACAGCAAGTTCCTGGCATTAGATCTCGAGCTTAATCAACCTAGTGGAAAGATCATACAGGTTGGTGTCGCCATAGGTGACAAGAACACACGCTTTGAAGACTATGTTGTCCGTAAATGGTATATAGATCCACAAGAGCCAATCAGTGAATTTATTAATGGTCTGACAGGTATAACTGATGCTGACATACGTGCAGAATCATATAGCCACGAATATGTTGCCCGTGAGCTCAGTGAGCTGATTAAAGAGCATAAGTGCTTTATCAATCCAGTGACCTGGGGTGGTGGTGATTCAAGTGAATTACTAGCAGAATTCAGCAAAAACCATGCGGATTTTCCGCATTTTGGCCGTCGTTGGATCGATGTTAAGACCTGGTACACATACTTGATGCTGACCAGAGGTAAAGCGCCTAGTGGTGGACTAGCGTCAGCTATGGGCTACTTTAAGCTACAGTTCCGAGGCAAAGCGCACAGGGCAGACGTGGATGCAGCCAACACTCTAGCATTGTTTTTCAAATTATTAGATCGACAAGCTCGATTAGAAAGTATATTAGACAGTGCAAAAAATATTTGACTTCAATCAAAAATCTAAATATAATATAGTATGACTAAAGAATTAGAACGATTAGCAGAACAAGCAGGATTGCCCGTAACAGACGCTCTTGAACATTTCTATCGTCTAGTTGGTGAACGTTGTGCTGATATCTGTGGTAGCCAAGGTGATCAAAAGAATATACGGCGCCATTTTGGATTAGAATACTATGATGGTCCAAGCCATTATCAGAGTAAAAGACATCAGGAAACACAGTATGACTGGAGTAAACATTACGTTGAGGACAAGAAATAAATGGAAAAGAAACTTTGGGACAGTATAGACAGCAGTATATTAAAAAGTCTACCTAATGCCGCACGTGGATATGAACAACGTATCAGTATCCCAGAATTTACATTCTTGGGTGGTGCTAATCAACCAGACTTTGGTGATGTTACTATTTGGTTCTATGGCAAAGATAAGACTATTGAATTAAAAAGTCTTAAGCAATACATATTCCAATATCGTGATACACGTTTGAGTTATGAACGAGCATTAGATGTCATGTATAAAGATCTAAAAGCGGTATATGAACCAGATCGTATTCGTATAGAAATCGAATACCGTCCCAGGGGCGGTATTAGTAGTAGAATGATAGTAGACAGTGATTGGGGTCACTTGGGTGGCACTGATCAACTTTGGCAACATCACAAGGATTAATATGGCACATATAATTGATAAAACGTTTGAATTCTGTTATGGACACAGAGTTTGGACACAGAAACTAAATGGTGAATATGCGGCGGACTTGAAGTGTGCTTGCCGTCACCTACATGGACATGAAGGTAAGATGCAGGTATATCTAAAGAGCCCAACTGGTCAATTAGATGCTACTGGTATGGTAACAGACTTCCGACATCTTGAATGGTTGAAGAAGTGGATCAATGAATATATCGATCATCAGTTTGTATTAGACAAGAGTGACCCATTGTATAATCAAATCGTTGGTGATCGTAGCCTAGTACCAGTGCTGGTTCCAAACACAGACCATGTAGCAGGTTGGCAGTTAGATTTAACAGGCCTAGATCCTAACACACCAGAGTATGAATACTATGAAGGATTCATGATCGTAGACTTTGTTCCAACAAGTGAAAACCTAAGTAGTTGGATGGCTGAACTAGTTGATGTTAAAATGAACCCATTGAATGTAACTGTTGAT